TATTCATTGACACTCCTACTTTAAGATTCTCAGTTAAATAAATTGTTTTTGAAGTGGGTCCACCTCCGCCACTTCCTCCAGTACATTTAAACCATGTCATTACAGTATCCTCACTTTCACACCAAGATCAGAGTTCTGTGAAGAAAATGTCAGAGTGATTGATCCGCTTGATACAGACGCATCAGTCGGATTTACTCCAAATGTATCAGTGTAAATCTCGACAGTTGAGTCAGCATTAAGCGGAGTATACTCAACAAAATACTGACCGTTTGTAGCCCAGTTAGCTGCAGAACAAGCCGTAACACAGATATAGTTCTTAGTTACGTCATCCTCTGTAACTGTTACAAGATTTCCTACTGTATAGGCTGTGTTATCATCGTAAACTGCAGGAGCAACAACAGGCAATGTGATAGACGTACTGCCAGCAGTTAAAACTCCTGCCATCTCATAGCCTGCAATTTGTGTCTTAAGTGCATTGTAATATACCTTTCTGGTTACACTACTTCCACTAGGTTTAACCGTCATAGGTAAAAGAGAGTTAGAATCAAGTAAATTGTTATACAGGTCCAACTCACTTAGGGGTTTCATATCAGTTTCTGCCATCTTTACTTACCTCTTCATATGCCATCTCCTGAAAATCATTAGAAACTTTTACAAAATTCTTATCTTCAGCAACTAATGGCGTTTCATTGTAGTTTTTGGCGTACAGAACGTCAAGAGTGTGGCTGCACTCACCGCCGTTAACGATACAGCCAGCACTCTTGTTGCACGCTCTTTTACAGTTGCAAATATAAGCGATCTTCATGGCTTATACTCAACCCATCTTTCTGCATTAAAAACTCCAGCGGGAGAGTTGATAATGCATACATAATATTTACTTTCGTTTGTGCATTTGTCACCGACAACATAGTTCTTTGTGATACTGTATGCTGGGACGGTGTCATCTTGGTAATCATAGACTTTCCAGTTATGGAAATTCCATTGTTCAGGTACTTCTTGAGGCGTAATGCGTACATAGTGCACTCCGTCCTTCACGACCTTATCTCCAACATTGTAAATCATTCCAGGATGGAAAATATCATCCGTGTCATTATCTGCTTGTACGTACATACGCCACTCAAGCTCAGCCATACGAGCTTTGATAGCATCTGTTACAAATCCACTTGACGGCGGATCAAATATCAGTCGTACATACAAATAGATGTAGGTCTTGACATCCTCGAAATCAGAAACATTGGGCATGAAATCTGACCATGTTTCGTAAGCGCCTGTTATTTTGTATGGGGAGTCAGGACCTACACCTAATTGACAAAGTTGATTGAGAGCTGAATTGATATGAATAAGAATATCAGTATCAAAATAGTTCTCGTCCACCTGAACTCCTAATAATTTAGAGATATTCGCTAAAATCGAATCACTAGGAATAGGTGTAGGCATAATATCACCTCTTAGACGATAAACTCAAGGTTTACCCACTTTTCTTCAGTATCAGAGATCTTGCCCCAACCCTTTGCTGTTTCGTAGATTGTTACCTTTGCACCATTGTTAAGGCTTCCAACAATCTCTCCAAAGGGTGCAGATCTAACATTAAGCCAAGAACCTGCAGGCTCAACCTTTACAATACCGGTATTTGCATTAGACGGCTCAGGAGCAATCTCTGCCTTCTCGATAATATCTTCCATCACTTTCTTAGCTTCAGGCTTCTTAGAAACCGTCTTTTCTACAATTTCCTTCTCTTCAGGTGTTCCAATCTCTGAAATATCCTTAATAAGTGCACTTTTTCTAGGTCTACCAGCCATTTTTAGGCCTCCTTTACGAATAATATGGTGTTGCAAAGCCCAAAATGGACTTAGATGTGTAGGAAATGTGTCTGTAGCCAACCTTATTTGACTTATTTCCCTCAATTACGTAAATATAACCCTTCTTTTTGTAGTTAACAGAGGTTACCATACCCGTATGAGTTGCATTTCCCTTACCGTCGAAGTCATAGAACACGAGGTCGCCAACCTTAGGTACATAAGATCCTCTAGCATGGAAACGCTTCTTGGACTTGTACCACTTCATCTGAGTTGTGCAACCTGCAGACATGGAAAGCTTCTTAACGCCAACCTGATAAAGGCAAGAAGCGGTGGCAATTGCGCACCACGCCGTCTTCTTACAGTTGACTTTCATTCCCATGTACTTGTTCCAAGGGTCGACGATATACTTTTGAGCCTTACCATTGGACTCAGAATAGCCATTCCAAGACTTGAATTTGGATCTTGCTTTTGCTGCTGTAGCCATAATCAAATCTCCTCGTCTTTTTCTTCTTCCTCTGTCACAGGATCTTCATCTACTGCAGGCTCTTCGTAAATATCACCAGCTTCTTCAATCATCTGAAGCTTCTCGTTGGCAATAGTAGCCTGAGAGATACCAATAAGAGCAGCAATAAATACACCAAGACCATTGCAGGTAACTACAAGAGCCTTTACAAGTCCTGCGTCTACTCCCCAAACAGGAAGAATGGTTGAGAGCAGGATAGCAAGTGCCGGAAAGAAAGCCAATCCAAGCCACTTGAAAATATCATACACTTTATTACTAAGTTTCATGTTTTTCC